GCAATAATCACTTTTTAAGGCACGGTAGAACACCTCCTGACTCAAATCTTCAGATTGGTGATGATGTTGCAGTTTATGCTTAAATTGGTTACGATACTTTTGATATTCCATTTTTAACATTTGTTCTGCTTGCGCTTCTGCGGGATTGCCACCGTTAGCTAAGCCAACGATTCCACCATCTTTGGATCCATAATATCCTGACATCACAGATGATGCAGGGGGTAAGAAAGCTAAACTTGGATCTTGTGCCCTTGCCATTTTTCTAATGTTGGCAATACTTGAAGGCGTTACACTCCAGTCATCGATAATTTCGTCTTCTTCATCACCACCTCCCATAAAAGGTAAAGCTGTAGCTAATGCACCGCCGCCTAATAGGGCTGCTTTGCCCCATCCAAAATTGCCAAGTGCGCCTTTTGCTTTAGAGAAAAAACCAGCATTTCTTCCTGCGCCGCTCGCAGCACCTAAAGTTTTACCAGCTGCAGGAGAATATAAAAATCCTTTACCAGCAGATCCTAATATTCCTCTATTACGTAATGCACCGATACCTTTTCCCCATCCACTACCGGATCCAAACCAGCCGCCTCCTCCAATGGGAGCTCCGGCTAATAAGGCACCTATTCCTATTTTTCCTAATGGACTTTTCCATACTTTCTTGGCCCCTTTTTTAATCTTTTTAAATGCTTTTTTAAAAAAGCCATATTGCTTAACACCTGGTTCAACCAGACCTCCTGGTTTACCTACGATCTTCTCGTTGGGTGCCAAGGATCCGATACCATGCTGTCTCTTTGAATTTGTCATAATTTCGCCTAAATTTTGAACCTACTTTGTTTTGCTTAATAAATCAAGCGCTGGCATCAGGACATGGACATCTCTTCGGATGTCTTTTTCCTCTATTCCCTTTGCTTTCCAGTCTTGTTCGGCCTTATAAATCTCCCCTGTCTCCTTATGTTTAATCGTCGTAGTAACTTTTGCTGGTTTTATTATTTGCATTAAACAGTAACCTCCTTTTTAATATTTAAATAACTGATGGTAATGTCTACGCCGTCGCTCATGGTTCCTGCTGTCGTATAAGATAGAACCGTATTCCCTTCCACCACCATCGGATTCGTTAAAATTTCTACGCTGGCTGCGGTGCTTAAGGTCTGAGTATTAATCACCTGAAAACCATTGTTCGTTATGGTAATTGTGGGTGTATTAGATCCTGACTTATTAGTCACGTGTAAAGATTTAATAATATAAGTTTCTGAAACTAAAGGGTTTTGAGTGGCTACTCCACTGATCAACGTCGTACCAAAAAATTTAATAGGACCTTCTGCCGCCGTACTCGTGACCCCATACATTCTATACTGATTGATGACTGCCATTATTCAATAAAGAACGCTTGAGCGTCTACCTCTTGTCGAAGTTCTTGTTGAAAGGAAGTATTGAGTTTATTAATCACGCCATCCAGATCTCGAATTAAGGATGACAACATTACGTCATCGTATTCCTTGCTCGCTCTGGTTAGGGCTTGTACAATTTTTGCCATTATAATAATCCTGCGACGCCTCCATCTTTTCGATTTTGTCTTGCTGCATTTCGTTGAGCCATTAATGCTTCTCGAGCTCTAGCAGCTTTTGCTAATTCTGCATGTCCTTCAGCTCCTATTTTTCCTGTTTCATCTCGATAAGGATCGAAAGCTTTACCGACTGCATATTTTGCTCCATATCCTAATGCAAACGGAACAGCGGTCCAAGGATTCATAAGACTCATACCTGCTCTAGTTCCTCTCATTCCCCATTTGCCGTATTTAGCTATCCTGGCAGCACGTAGATCTCTTATATTACGTAGCCCCGACTCAGTACGCTTCTCAAAACCTTTATATAAATTTGGATGCTTAATCAAAGTAGAGAGACCTGCTATCCCTCCCCAGAATTTATCCCCAAAACCCATTTTAGTTTTAGCTCTAGGTAGTGGAATCTTTCCTTTTGCCATTCCAATCCTTCCGCCTTGAGCTAGTCCCCATCCACTCATACCGGCAGCTGCATTAGCTGCTCCTACTGCATCGGCTTGTGCTTGAGATATTCCACCCATATGACTTGGAGATGAATCGCCAGCACCACCGCCTCTTTGAACTTGACCAGCTGCCGCTGCATTGTCTTGTGATCGTTGTGAAACTTCAATCTCTTTTATCCTTTGTTCTTCTGCTCTTTTAGTGTCTCTCTTTCCTTTCCAGTGACGAATTCCTTTCATTATAAGATTACCCGGGGTAGGAAGTTTAGAATATGCATCTTGTAGCCTAGCTATGGTTCCTTTGAATGTAGGACCTACACCGTAAGCTTCGGCTTCATAATCGGTTATATTGGTTGGGCCTAAATTTTGATTAATGCCTCCTCTATTTATATTATCTACAGGATCATTTCCACCACCGCCTCCGCCACCTTGTGCCAATAACCATGCTTCATAACTAGGATAACCCATGTAAGATCCAGCTGCTTGTGTGTTAACAATTCCTGCATTTGTATTTTGTCCCATGATTTCGGGAGGAGTCCATTGCTGTTGTGTATATTCTTGCAGGGGTCTAAAATGAGTTCCTGAATCGTAAATCTCTTTATCTATTCCAGTATATGCCATTACCTTCTCCCGTCTGGTTGTATGTCTAGTCTAAATGTTCCGAGCTTCCAGTTCTCTGAACTAGAAGTGTTCTCTATTTTCAATGCAATTGCTCGTGCTCTTGCGCGTGTGTCAACTTTATCAGTGGAACTTGTTATTGTAAAGGGTCCTAAGGGAGAACTCGCAGCACTGCTGTTAGGATAATTTTTTAAAAATAATGTAATCTTGGTATCACCCGTCTGGGTAATGAAGTCGGGTAAAAATCTTTTAATCTTCATAAGGAATTCTCCGTCCCCCCGTAGATCAGGCGCTCCTAAAAGTTGTCCCTGGGCCGCTCGTTTCTGAGTAATATCAAAGTCTCCTGAAAGAACGTTAGCTGCAACTGCAGTCACCACTCCCCCGGCGTTCACTTGATCGGTCCCTGTTTCCTGTTCATAGTAGATCGTAATCCCATCCGTATTGCCTACGACATCATAAGAAGCATCATCCGCATTATCATAATAACAAGCATGGGGCTTATCAAAAATAGAAGAATCGGACCAGGCTGTTCGTGCCAAGTCTCCCGTATACCATATAGGTTTTTTGAGCATCACGGATTCTAAATAATTATAAGTGACCACCCGATCCACCACATCCGAACCTGAACTACAGTAATACCAACTCACTTCTCCAAAGAGATTATTGAGTCCGGCATTAATAAGATCTCTCGGTGTCGAGTTCAAGCCATCAAAGACATGATCTTCTACCAAGCAGGGCATCGATTGAAGTTGACCTGAGTATTGAAAGAAACCATTTTCTGACATCCAGAAAGCAGTACCGTCCACTTCCATGCAGGCGTTCTTGCCAATGAGTCCACAGTTGGTTCCCACGTGTTCAAAAGAAAAGGTAAACGGTTGACCCACAAAACGCATAATAAAAATGGCTGCATCGGTCCAGATGTACATGGTATCCCGACCTCGAATCGCTCCGACAATTTTAGATCCTTGGGCCAGTCGTTGCGTACCCGCGGTATTGAGTGCGGAAGGCGTATAGTCGCTCAGACTTTCCTGATCCGACCATCGAATAAACATATCATCTTGAGTTGTAGAATCACCAATCGTGGTTTCAGTTCCTAAGAAAATTAAATGACGATCAACCGGGGACACTAGCATGTGTCTGGAAGCGGTTGGCGCTCCAGAAATAATGGTAGCTCGGGTTCCTGTCGGATTAGCAATGGTTGAATCCCATTCAAAACAAGGTCCATTATAAATCAAAGCAATGAGTTTTGTTCCATAGTTATCCAGAACCCATAGACCGGGTTCAATCGTAAAGTCAGCTGAAGAGGCTTCGCCCCACGCTACGTAATCTGAAATATTGGTTATCGTGGCTCCTGCGGTGTGCTCCGCTAAAGTCGTTCCATTGGCTGCTCTTGCACCTCCACTTAAAATTCCTGTGGAAGTATCATTGGCCGCAAAGGTAATATCCTCTGTGCCTATTCTAATTTCCCCTGAAGTTGGAAAAGCTGCTGAACTGGTTAATTTAACACTGGTCACCGAGGCATCGGATGCAATCGTTGTTACCAGAGTTGTCGTCGCGGGTCCAGAAGAAGTTCCTGCCCATTGACCTGTTCCCCAACCATATCCCCCTAATTGTTGAGCGGGTCCCACACTATAATAAGTTTGAGCTCGTGCACTTCCTACATTAGTCGTGGTTCCTGATGCAGCAGCGTCCATGGTAATTGTAATGGTAGTGGCTGTGGGAACCGATGTCGCCATAAATTTTTTATCTTCAAAATCTGCATCGACGTAGCCTGAACCCGGAGGTGCAGTAACTGTATCTAAAAAAACAATATCATCTTCACTCATGCTATGAGGGGAAGGAAAGGTGATCGTAACTGTAGCTTCGGTATCCGTGGTAGAAAAATCGCAACCCGTAATCGTCTTATTGATAGGGGTAATGTCGTAGTATTGTCCACCTGAGTAGACGTATAAAATTCTGTTAGTACCAATGGCAGCGTATTTAATTCCTGCATTGTCGTCGAAATGGTGGAGTGCTCTGCCGGCACCCGTCAGTTTGTGCTCACCGAGTTGATCCCAGCCTCCTATTTTTTCAGGGGTACCATATCTAAAACGTACATTATTTCCTCCCGTCCATTGTCCTTCGGCTCCGGTAGGAGTTACTTGTTTGTTGAATCCTGGTAAAAAATTCACTTTTTGAAGCATAGAAAATTCCGTTTATCCTATAAATTCTAGGACCATAATAAAAATAAGTCCAAAAAAATTTTGGGTCTTTAATATTACAAATATACTAGATTTTAGTGGAGATCAACTCTTTACACCTGTATAAAATTAAAGGAAACCGAGACGCGCCAGCCCTTTTCTTCTTTTTCTTTAGACTCATTCATTTCTACACCATGCGTCAACCATGCTGGAAACATAATCATTTGTCCTTCAATAGCAGGGTAAGTCACCACGTGCCAAAGTGCTCTGGGTATTCCCTTCA